AAAATCAAGGAACTGTTCAATAGCCTCTGACTTATTTCCACTAGCAATGGTTTCCCATTTATGATCCTGACTAGGACTACTACAATATCTATCTGTTCGGGATACTCTCCCCATTTGAATTTGCATATTTATATTTTGTTTAGAGTTAATGCCCCCTCAGATAGAAGCCGTATAAGAAACTATCTGAGGGAGCTGTGTTTATTACTGTTCGAGTAACGGAAATTCATTATAGCATCGAGTGAATATTGAGTCAAGATATTTTCTTCAATTATTTTCAATTAGTACATACCTTTTTTTCATGCCTCATGCCCGCTAAAAACTATCTCCCTATTCATAAGTCAGGGTGCAGGGCGCAAGTCTCAGATGCCTGTTTGCCCCGCTAAATTCAAATCATCATTGAATCTTTAAATCTCAGATGCCTGTTTGCCCCCCATATAAATTCAAATCTCTATTTAAACTTTAAATCTCAGATGCCTGTTTGCCCCCCTCCAAAACCAATGCGAGCGATAGCGAGCGTAGATTTTGTGCATTAGTATAAAAAAACCTACTAAGAAATTAATCTTAGTAGGTTCTGTAATATTGTATTGGTTATATGTTGACTGTGAATCCTGATTCATCTTTGATAGCGTCTCCTTTTGCTTTTAGTGCTACTATTCTGTTTGGTTTATCTAGGAATCTTAGGTCATGTTGATCACCGTTGATTGTTAGCATGTCTTCCCATCCTCCTCCTCCGTTTTCTTGTAGGTCTTTGTTGAATACGACTGCTACATTTACACCTAAGTTTACCATACTTTGTATGAAACTTATTTTGTGATCTTCGGATCTTGAGAATGTTAAGTGGTAGTTGTCAGGTAGTTCTTTGTTAGCGAATTTCATTGCTCTCACATGGTTTTTTGTGTAGTCATAGAACTGTATATCTGGATTGTTTTCTATGATTCCATATCTTTCCCATGAGATGTCGCTTGTTAGGTTTAGTCTGAAACATGGTTGAAGACCTTCTTTATCAGCCATGCGTTTAGCTGAGTATATATCTTTTTGTAAGAACTGTAGGAAGTTTGCTTTACCTTCTTTGAACATGATAGTCTTTTTGATTCGTGCATCTTGTACCATATTCATACGTCCTCTTCCTGAAGTATTTAGACAGGCTTTTATACATCCTTTACTTGCGAATCCACATACATTGTAGCCTGATAATTTGTGTGGTGCTAAGTGTAATCCGAATGTCATCCATCCGAATTGTTTGCTTTTGTCTATTTTTGCGTTGTTGATTGTGAGTAATCTCATTTTGAAATGGGGGACTTTCACCCCCTAAGTATTAGTAGTTTTCTATTATGTATTCTAGTCTGTATCCTAGTTCATCTGTTTCTTCTTCGCCTAGTTCTTTTAGAACTTTCATTGCGTATCCTTCATCTACTCTTTCTTCCCAACTATCTGGATATTCGTTCATGAGTTCTGTGAGAGTTGGGTAGTATGTTCGATATACGAGTATATCATGTAGGTTTAGTGAATGGGTTGACTTTGTTGCTTCTTGCTCGAATACGTGCATGATTGCGTACATCGGCCATCCTCTTGCTACATCCCAATCTTTTACGAGCTTGTATGCTTCGTATGGTGTTATATTTACTAACATAGTTTTTTAAGTTGTGGGGGGAGTTGCCTCCCCCCTTGGTTGTTATTCTGATTCAATTACTATGAATGCAATACATACTATTACTAGCCACATGAGTGACCATACTATGACTGCACCCATTGTACTTTGCTTTTGTTCATTTTAGGGTTGAAGTATGTTGCAGGAAGTGTTTCATGCTTAGTTGATAATAGGTTGTGTCCTATCTGTGCATGATAGTCTAGTTCTCTGTCATCAACTACTTGTGATAGCCACTTTGCGAATCCTGCTTTTGCATCTGCACCAGCTCCGAATTCACTTGATGTGTATTTCTTCCATGCTTTTGATTCTGAACCATCATCATGTCCTGTTCCATCTCCACTTGTGTAGTATTGAGTAACTGCATTGAAGAGATCGTATAGGGTTTCTCCTTTGTTACCGATACCATTTTCGTGTAGATATGCTACGTCTACAATTTGATTGAAGGCTCTAGTAGACATGATTGTGTCAGCACTTACTTTGATACCTTTGTATGCTGATATAAGTGCTTCAGCTTTTGCAGTATTACATTCTACTTCAGCGAACTTATTCATCATATGGACGAATTGATCTCTACCTTTGTAGATGTTAGCAATGGTACGTCCTGCTTCATCAAGTCTAAGATCTGCATTAGCAGTTTTCTTTATCTTGATTGACAAGTCACCTTGATCTGATAGTGCATACTTGAATGTATTTGCACATACAACTCTTGTGTTTGAATCAAACATTGTCATTGCATATGAACCATCGTGTGACTGTAGTAGGTTTAGATAGAACTGGAAGATATCTCCATTGATCAATCGGTCTGCATCATCTGCAATTTCTATTGATGAGAAGAATAACTTTGCGTTCTTTAGTGTACCTAATGTTTGTATACTGTAATCGATACCTTCATCATCTAGTGAGTTGCATACTGCTTGCACTAGTTTCTGGTTAGGTATTGATTTGTATCGTGTTGATGGTACTCCAAGTCCGTATCGGATGCCTTCAAATTCTCTGGTGAGTATCTTGTTTTCAGGACACTCTGCCCATGTATTGATAAGCTCGATGATGGAGGAGTGTGGGAGTCCACCTTGTCTTGCTGAGATGTCTAAGATTTCTTTTCTTAGATCTGGGTTTACATCTGCATAAGCAGTTCCTTCATGTATATCGTGATATACATTGCGGTGATCACTATCAATGATTTCTTTTGATAGTACTTCTTTTACTTTTTCACGTCCGTGCCATTCTTTTTTGGTGGACATGACTGTATCTGTATGTTCGATTTGATGTGACATAGTATTTATTTCTTTCTATTTTGTATTTATATGTTGTTGATTATGATGAAGTTGTATCATCATAAAATTGTATTAGTATTCTCTTGCAAGTTCTTGTAGTAGATCAGCGACTCTGCTTGATGTTTTCTTTAGCTTTTCAGTAGATAGTTTTACTTCTTCATACATGAGATCTTTTAGTTCTTGTATGTTTGAATCAAGTCTGTTGAGTTCTTCTTGCATTGATTCTTGATCCATGTCTTCCATTCGCTCATGTATTAGATCAGCTATGTCAGATGTATCAAAGTGTTCTGCAATTTCACTTGGTGAGAATTGATCAGCTACTTGATATGATACATCGTTAAGGTCTATTTTGTTTGCGAGACTTTCATGATCAACTTCGTATGCAAGTTGATCGTAGTTGATACCATCTGCAATGGTTTCAAGTGCTGAGTCATTGTCTAGTATATTGTCTGCAACTATTTGAACAGTTGTTTCACAGAAGTCTTTGTCTTCTGATATTTCATCTGTGACATCTTTTATGATGTCTTGTTTCATAATAAGTTCTTTTGTAATATTTTTTACAGTGATGTTTGCTCTGTTGATGATTGCATCAAGGAGTTTGTTTTTGATTGCTCTGAATGGAGCTAGTAGTTTATATTTCATAGTTTGTTTTTGGAAGTTGAGTTTGTTTTTGCAGATCATACGTCCGTGGTATGCTGTTACTGGTGTTTTTTTAGTTGTTTTTGATTTTTTGAAAAGTGACATGTTAATCTTGGTTAAGTGGATCGAGTTTGAATTTTTTAGCGTATTTCTTTTTAAGAAGTGGGCTGAAGAACTGTGAACCTTCGTTACCGAATCGTATACCGACGTATATATAGTTAGTATCTATATAGTTAGGTTCTGCGTTTTTTGATGCGTAGAATCTGTAGGCATCTACGTTTACACTATCTTGAGTGTAATAATCTATTCTATCTTTGATACCTTCTTTGGTAAGTTCTTCACCTTCATTGAATTGTAACTCTAGTGCTTTGACTAGTTCATAAAATTCAACAGGTACTGCATTTGGATAGTGCTCTGTTGTCCAGTATGTTTTCATAGTGTTCTGATAAGGTTTGGATCGTTTTTTATAATGTGTTTGATGTGTTCTGCTATGTATACACCGAAGTTATCGATGTTATTGAGATGTATATTTCTTTGATTGTGTGCCATTGCGAATGCATTGGTATCCATTAGAGCATCTTTGATGGGGTCTTCATCTTGTGGATAGTAGTCCCTACCATGAAATGTAGATGCTTTGATTTTTTCTTTTAGTTCTTGGATAGCTACTGCTATCTCGTAGTATTCTTCTAGGAGTACTTGATCTGAAGTACCGTTGGGATGGATTGTTGGTAGTATTATTTCGTCTTTCATTTTAGTTATAAGCAACTTTGTTTAGTAGTTTTTGTATTCCTTCTTTGGATATTTCTACAGTTCTTGTATCGATATCATATCTGTTTTTTAGTTCTTCAATGTTTATTGGGTATGGGAGATCGTTGTATGCATATGATCCTACTTTTAATGATAGTTCTTCAGCTATGATTTCTGTTTGTTTGTACCAGTTAACTCTTTCATCCATTGCTTTTTTGGATACATCGTCCTGTTCTTTTTCTGATTTATCTAAACTTTCTTTCCATTCATTGCCCTGTCTATCGTACATATGTTTGTTGCTGTGATCTAAGCCGAGTTTGTTTAGTTTTTCTCTAACTTGATATGCAATCTCATTATGCTTGTTGATTGTTTCAAGCATGTCTTCTTCTGTTAGATACCATTGGTAGTACTCATCGTTACAATCTTGATTTAGATATTGTAATTTTACACTGTGGAATTCGTGATCTTGATTTTTTGTCTCAGATGCTAATTGATTGTACACTTTCCCGTAGTGCTTCCTGAGTTTTGTGTACTTTGATTTTTCTTTTTTATATTTGAGGCGATTTGTAATCGCCTCAGTAATTGCAATTGCAGTGATAATTAGGATTAGTAATGTGACTATGTCGTGTGTGTCTAGGTGGATGTTCATAATTTATTGATTTTGAATTTAAGTTGTGGGAGCCACTGGATTGCCAGTGACTCCCGATTGATATTAGCTGTTGATTCCAATGTATTGGGAGATGTCTGTCCCTTCAGGTAGCTTTTCTGAAGTATTGGTTTCCTTGAGTTCTGTGAGGTTGCCACAGAATGGAAGCAGGTTGTTGTCTTTTCTTCTTTGATCCGCTTCTGCCTTTGTGATGTTGGGCAGGAGGCTGTGTGTTGATGACCTTCTAACTTGTTGATCATTACAGGGTGTGAATATCATTTTTAGCTTTACGGCTACTCGCTCCTGCCCCTGCTTGTCGGTGAATTTCTCAATTACGACTTTGTCGGCTGGGTATTTCGTGATGTCAACTTCAACGTAGCCTTTTGTTGGACTGTAGTTGAATTTTGAGTTATCAGTGTCGAATGGTGGTGTATCTTGCATATTATTTTTTAGTTAAGTTTTTATGAATACCAAATCCAAGGATAAGATATACTTATCCTTCTGCTGGCGATCTGGATTGTCAAGGCCGAGCCCGCCGAGTGCCTTGACAAACTAAGCTTGGTGGATGAAGCTCGCCTGAATCCACTTCAATATAAAAGGAGCGTAGTGTTCTGTTAGAATCGGTGTATAAAACAGTGAAGACTGCGAGCGAAAATCAAATTGGGCAGGGCTTTATAAGCGGACCCAGACCAATTTGATTTTTGTGAGTCAAACTAGCTTAACGGGTCGCTTTTATGCAACTATTCTAACAGAACACGCAGCGACCAAGATTTGAGCCAGTACCTTGTCCGAGCGTGGAATAAGAAAAGCCCATAGGCGTAGGGAGCACCGCCTGTACAAATTACAAGTGATGTTTAAAATAGTTAGGACAGCAGAGTTAGAGTGATGTAACCAACACCATTAAATACAGGGCAGGTGGTGCGTGTAGTTCTTCGAGCACTAGAGTGATGTGTAAGTTATTGCACGTTGTAGTGCTCGAAAGTTCTAGCGTGTGGATTCATGCATTATGTATAAGGAGTCCTGATTCATTAGTTATTAATCATGGTACAGGAATCAGGGTGTAATGCAATGCGGGCAACATGAATCATTGATCATGAATCAGGATTCCGTAGCCGTGCAAAAGGGGCGTATGGTTCATGGATCACGTGCCGTGTATCGCTTGCGTTGTGTTGTATTGGTTATGCCTAGAATGTATCGGATACGCTACGGGTGGGTGGTGCGTTTTTTGTGGGTCTTATACTTTATATATGAGGGCTTTGAGAAAAAATTTGACTTATTTTTGCCCGCTCATATTAGTAAATATGGCAGACCTTAAAAAACAAGAATATTACAAAAACAACAAGAAAAAAAGGCTAGAGTACCAACGTAAGTACTACGAGATGAACAAAACTAGTATCGCTGAAAAACGAGAAAGGGAGAAGGCTGAAGACCCAAAGTGGAGAGAAAAACAGAGAGCTTATAATCGGGCTTACTACCTACAGAACAAAGAGCGTATAATGGAGCAAAGAAGGCTCAAGAAACAGGGTACAGAAAACCGCTCACAAGAATAAGCGGGTATTTGCCAAAACAGCGGGACCAAAGAATTGACCATATGGATTTTAAGCGTCTATATTATTTCCCAAAACTTTTTCTAATAAATGTAAAAATGCTTGGTACAGTTTCTATTAAATGTAATTACATTGTAAATAATAGAAACTGTACCAGAAGAAAATAACATTATCTATATTAATATATGTAATATGTATTGATTCAATTTCTTTTCTGTGTTACCTCTTTTGTTATGGAAAACCTACTAGAAAAAACTGAAAGGAGACCTATCCCCAAAACAAAATACGAAATAGACCAACATGGATTTATTTATAACAAAGGGAGGAGGTTGCGTTCGCAGTATAAAAATGGTCGGTGGTACTGCAATATTTACAAAAAAGGAGGTAGGCAGTTTTCTGTAGACACCGAAAGACTAGCTGAGTTGATTTTCAGCGACGAGAATCCTCCAGAATTGACGAGAGCCATGATTGAGGATCAGATTAAGGCCCGACAGGTTCCAGAGTATCCTCGCTACTCTGTGACCGAATATGGAGCTATCTACTGTATGGTCCCTCCCAAGAGGGGTCCAAACTCAGGGAAGATGTATCTCGTTAGCGAGAGGACTAATGAATCAGGTAAGCAATATGTTGTTTTGTATGATTACGAAGGCTGCCGTCGGCATGTACAAGTTCAATATATCGTGGACTCTGTATGGTGATCCCTGATTCATGATTCCTGACTCAAGGTACAGGGATCAGATTCACCCTTGTAGAAAGCTAAATTGGCCTTAAATTTATTGACTAATGTATAATGACCCAAAAGCCCTTCAGGAGTTGGATGGTTTAGCTGCTTTTGACAAAGACGGCAAACCGATGCAGAGCCGTATTAAAGATGTAAAAAGTGCGTTAAAGATATTTGAAGGGCTTCGCAAAGCGGATGAGCAATCGTCTGTAAACAGAGCCAGAGTAGATGCGATGTTTGATGGGGCTAATCCCTACAATCAAGCGCAACTAAATGCGAGCGGTCAGGGTCTTAAAACTAATTTGAATTTCGGAGAGGCTCAACGTCTTTTGGATATATCGCTATCTGCCTACGTAGACCTTTACTCTTCACTAGAAAAACTAGTGGAGGTAAAGGGTACGCAGGGAGAGCCTAGCGAGATTACGCAGCAGGAGGATATTGTTTCTGAGGAGATAACTCATTTGTTGCGTAGTTGGCCTGATTTCCATTCCCACTACCTTCGTCTTTGTACGACGTTCATAAAACATGGTACAGGGATCACTTACTTTGATACGCCTGATGACTGGAAGTTTAGGGTGGGTAGTTTTGCTGATATTTTGATACCGAGGCAAACACCTGCATCTGAGTCGGCTATTGATGTAGCGATTGGTCGTAGGCAGTATCACATACATGAGTTATTTAATTTCATCAAAAACCCAAAAGCTGCTAGTAAGGTAGGTTGGAATGTTGAAGAGGTTAAGCGGGTTCTTTTGAAGAACGTGACTACACGGGGTCGTAGGAATCATAAGAATATTTATGATGATTGGGAGTCGTTACAGTCTGAGTTAAAAAACAACGACATACATGAAGGGTATCAAAACCCTACAGTATCTGTGTTACATTTTTGGGTACGTGAGTTAGATGGGAGTATATCTCATTACATATCTACGGAAAGCGATTGCAAAGATTTTTTATACAAGAAGATTTCCCGTTATGAAAAGCCAGAACATGCGTATGTTATGTTTACGTATGGAGTAGGCTCGAATGGAACATATCATTCGATACGGGGGTTGGGGCATCGTATCTTTAACCACATTCAGACGAGCAACCGATTGCGTTGCCAGATGATTGACGGTGCGATGTTAGGATCGGCAGTTATGATTCAACCCGAAAACCAGAGGGCGTTAGATGAATTAGGGTTTACGTATTATGGAGCATATGCCGTCCTATCCCCCAACGTTAATATTATTGAGAAGGCAGCACCTAACTTGAGTACTGGTGTGCAGCCAGCACTGAACGACATATCGAATCAGTTAGCTTTGAATACTGATACTATCAGTACATATGGGCCTAATCAGAGTTCACCGTACAAGAATCAGATGCAGGTTGTTGCTGACATGGATGTTAGTACTCGATTATCTGGTGCTTCCTTAAACCTGTTTTATGCTTCATGGAACAGGCTTCTTAAAGAGATTGTTAGGAGGATAGTAAATGGGAAGCAAGACAGAGAGCTTAACGAGTTTTATAGTAGGTGTGCAGACCGAGGGGTACAGGAATCATTTATCAAGACATTGGATTTGGCTAGGACAAAAGCCGTCCGATCTATTGGCAATGGCTCGTATGCGAATAGATTGGTTGCCCTTCGGGAGTTACAAGCTATATCAGGTTCGTTTGATGAGGTTGGTCGTAAGAACCTTACTCGTGATATAGTTTCTACTCGTGTCGGGCATGATTTAGCTGACAGGTATGCTCCTGTGGTAGAGGGTGCTCGCCCAACTGTTGATAGTAAGATAGCTTATCTTGAGAACCAACAGTTATCAGAAGGCATTTCTGTTCCTGTGGTTTCGACTGAATTACACGCAGCTCATTTGGCGGAGCATATTCCAGCTTTGACAGGGTTAATTGAGCGTTTGAATACAGGTCAGGCAGATCCGTTGCAGGTTTTACCTGCCTTACAAGCATTTTATGAGCATATTGCAATGACTGCGGAGCAGTTAGCAGGAGATCCTATGCAGCAAGGTTTGGTTGGTCAGGCTAAACAAGTCCTTCAATTTGCAGAGGAGATGATAAATAACACCTCAAAACAAGTACAAAAGATGCAGCGTGAGGCTGCTGAAGCGGGTGGTACTCCTGAAGGCGGTGAAGATCCTGCAATGACTGCTAAAATGCAAGAGCATCAGATGAAAATGCAGATGGCACAACAAAAAGCTGAACTTGACATGCAGTTAAAACAAGCCAAGTTTGAGCAAGAGCAAGCATTGCGTGATGCAAAGACCGCAATGGACTTGCAAAAACAATAATTTTATAGATGCCAAAAAAAGTTGCCTTACCTATTCCAATAGATAGGTGGTTCAAAGATGTTAAACGAATTGAAGAATTACGAGCGGTCTTGGATTCTGAGGCTTTCCAAACGGCAGTCGCAATTCTCAAAGACACAGCAGGACCAACTTTCGGATCAGTTGCTGGAGACGAGAAGGTTAACAGCAACCGTCACGCATGGTACGCAGGATATCGTGATGCTTTCAGTGATTTACATAAACTAACTAAATTAAAAGGGGACAACCAAACAAACGTAACACCTGAAGAATGGAATCACATACAGACACCGCAACAGTAGAAGCACCAGTAGCCGAATCAACAGAGGCTGTTGAAAGTTTACCACAAGAAACTACTCAAGATAGTTTCCTTGATGCTTTGGATTCTGCTTTGAGTAACATTACTGAGTCACCTTTAGAAAATGTTGAAATAGAAGAACCAAAAGAAGAACCAAAAGAAGAAGCAAGTCCAGAACCAGAAGCCACTGAAGAATCTGCTGATAAAAAAGAGAGTACAGAAAAACCAAACACTGACGAGCCGTTAGAAGCTTTATCTGAAGATATTGGAGATGAGTGGACACCTAAAGCAGCTAACAGGTTTAAACAATTAAAAGACGAACTTAAAACTAACCGATCAGAACTTGATACTCTTAGACAAACTGTAAAAGAACAAGCGTCTAAAATGGAAGAGCTTAACGCTATGGCAGAAAGCCGTGACGTTGATGCATTGAAAGAAACTTTACAGCAGTACGAGCTTGAAAAGTCTTTTAGTGATTTAGAAAATACAACTCAATATCAAGAAGCTGTTAGTGAACCTTTAAATAGGTTAATGGATAAAGCTTCTGTTATAGCAGATAAGTATGACGTTGATTACGATAGTTTAGTTGATATTATTGCTTTAGATGATTCTGAAGAACAAGACTTTAAACTAGGTGAGTTATTGCCTGACGCTTCTGATAGGGATAAGTCATCAATTTACAGGATTATTGAAGATATAGACCCTATCATGGATAGGCGTAATCAGTTGTTTGAAAATGCCGATGCTGCGTTACAAGAAGCTCAGTATTTAGAAGAGCAGAAGAAACAAGCTGAATTAGCTGAAAAAGTTGAAATACGTAAAGCAATTACTCGTAATGTAGTGAAAAGAGTCGGTGAAAAACTACCTTTCCTTTCTGGAGTAGAAGGTTTAGACATGGCTTCTATAGAAGCAAAAGCTTCAGATCTTGATCCATCAGTAGTACATCCTGTAGATTTTGCTTATAATTCTGTAGCATCTCAAATTTTACCTACAATAGTTCGTGAATACCTATCCTCTCGTGCTGAAGCTGAAGTCCTTATGAATAAATTAGCTGAGTACGAAGACGCAGAGCCTACGGTATCAGGATCTCCAAAAGCGGATAGTTCCTCTAGTAGACCCTCAGATTTATCATTTGAAGAGGCTATTAGTGCAGCCTTGAGTGGAGCTTAAAAGTAGTTTATACTAGCCTATGGCTAGGGCAAAATTCAAACGATTACCTTCAGGAAAAATCCTATGGAGAGGTGAGAAGTTTGCTGGTTTCAATAAACCGAAGAAAGCTCCTGCGGGGAGTAAGAAGAAGTTTATTGTGCTTGGCAAACAGGGAGACAAGATTAAAAAAGTAGGGTTTGGTCATAGAGACTATCAAGATTTTAGGCAACATAAAGATCCCAAGAGACGTAAAAACTTTAGGGCAAGGCATAATTGTCAGACAGCAAAAGATAAAACAACCGCTCGTTATTGGGCATGTAGAAAACTTTGGTAATGGCTAAGAAAAAATCAACAGTTAACAAAGCAGGTAATTATACAAAGCCTACGATGCGTAAGCGGTTGTTTCGTCAGATTATGGCAGGTACTAAAGGAGGCAAAGCAGGTCAATGGTCTGCACGTAAAGCTCAGTTACTTGCTATGATGTACAAAAAAAGAGGTGGGGGTTATAAGTAATGGCTTTGAAAAAGTCACAGAAGTCCTTAAAAGATTGGACTAAACAAAAGTGGCGTACTAAATCTGGTAAGAAGTCCTCTGAAACAGGTGAGCGTTATTTACCTGAGAGGGCTATTAAGATGTTATCCTCTGCAAAATACGCAGCAGGAACACGTAGGAAAAGAAAAGCTACAGCAGAAGGAAAACAAAACGCTAAGTATACAGAAGCGGAGAGGAAAGCATTTATCAGAGCAACTGGTAGGAAATACAAACCTAAAAAAACTAAAAAGAAAAAATGAAAGGTGAACCACATTACTTAAAAGATGGGACTATTTATAAAGGAGAGTCACATAAAATGCCTAATGGCGAAGTCCATACAGGGAAAGAACACAATGAAGATAGTGAAAAACTATTTCATTTTGACGACCTTAGTGACGAAGCAAAGGAGAAAGCAAAGAAATCTAAAAAAGAAGACAAAAAAGGGACCGCAGTTGTTATATCTTTTATGGATGCTGTGGAAAAAGGTATAAAGGAAAAATAAATCATGGATACTAAAACGATACTATCTTTAGGGATAGGTCTTATAGTACAAGCTGCTGGTATAGTGTGGTGGGCTTCTAAACTACAATCCGAAGTGCAACACAACGATTTTCAAATACAGATGATTGCTAAAGATGTAGGCGAGAACTCAGAGTTTGTTAAACTTTGGCCCGCAGGTAAGTGGGGTTCTGGGTCTTTACCCTCAGACGTTAGGCAAGATTTGAAGATAGGGATGCTAGAGATGGATATGGATAAAGTAATGTCAAAATTGTACAACGGAGTACCAAAAGAGCCTTAATGTGAAATGGCTGTTAACAGCCCTGCTATTTTGCCTTCCCACAACAATTAGAGCAGATGATCATTGGGGAACTATACCACCAGTACCTGAAATAACTATAGAACATGACATCTATAGTGGGTGGATAACCCTTGGTTGGGTATCAGACTCTACTTTTGACCGTCCTATTTGGTATATTGTAGAAGTAAAACAGGTAGATGAAGATGGTGTTATAGACCCAGAGTTTCTTTGGCACAGACCATTTGTACCAATACGCAGTAATTTTAACGAGTATATCTCGTTTAGATTACAATACAAAGATCTTAATGGTAAGATCTATGATTGGTTTCGGTCAGAAATGTTTAGGGTCAGGGTAATGTGGGGAGCTTAATCCTCAACAACATCAAGACCAACACAAATTTTAGGTGGTAGTGGTGTAACCTGTGTTTCAAGATTAACCCTTACTGCTGGGTTTGTGAATGGAATTGGTAACCCTACTTTAGCGTTTGTTGTATCACAAGCGACGTTGGCGAGCGCTACAAAAGCTAGACCGAGTAGTACAATTATTTTCTTCATATGTTAATCTAAGCATGGAGTATAAAAATTTCCACTGTAAAAAAATTAAATGGAGTATATATTTTAGAATGCCCAATAAAAAAATGACTAGGAAAAAACTTTTACAGTCTTTTAAGGGTAAGGGTATGGGGGGTAGTTCTCCGAAACCAGCACCTAGGGCTTTACCTGTAGAAACAAAGAAAAAAGCACCTAAAGCTGAGAAGGTAGGTGGTCAAACTCTTTCTGATGAAGAAATAGAAAAGTATCACAAAAACCGAGATGAGACTGAGCGAAGGTGGTTTGAGGAGGATCAAAAAAAGAAAAAAGAAGCCTTAAAGTTCTATAAAAGTTTACAAATATAATTTATGAAAAAACACGGTGAAAAAAAAGGTTATAAAGAGAAAACAGAAAAACAAAAAATTTTACAGCCTTATAAAAATAAAAAGCCAAGACCTAAATACAGTTGAGGCTAGCTTTAGTACTAGGGTAGTGCTTTAAAATACCCTGTTGCATATATTAAAAATAAGATTATTTTATATATGTTAACAACTCATATGGTTGCTCTAGCCATAAATAGTTCTAGTGAGAAGTTATCAATGGGCTGTGTTCCGTTCCATAATCAATCTACTTGGTTGCTCTAGCCATAAATAGTTCTAGTTCAGTAGATTCCAATAACTTTACTTAGATCGTCTCCAGAACGAAACAGGAGAGGTCTGTACTACTATAACTTAACAATTAGAAAACAAATAAAATGGCCTTTGGACCTCCAAGCAGTCTGTCAGCCCCCGCATCGGGATCGGCTGCGGATCAAACTATTAACACAATATTGACCCAAGAAGCGGGTAGAATTGGTGCTGATATACATAAAGCAACTCTTCACACCAGCCCTTGGATTGACCTTATTAAACAAGCTACATTCCCAGAGGGAATGGGTTATACACTCAACACTTTGATTTATGACCGTGCTCTCCCCGTGTCTCCTCTTGACGCAGATCTTGATGAATCTGCTGCTCTTGTAGGTACTAACTGGAGTGCTCTAGGAACTACACAAGGATCAGCTTCTGCTGGTTTCATCGCTAACTCAACTGAGTCTACAACAGGAGCACCTACAGGTGGAGACAATGTTAACCACATTGACTTCTCTAAAGTTCTCAAAACATACAGCCTTAGTAGAGCAGTTATTGAATCTCCACGTATCAACGTAGAGGAACTTCGTTATGCAGCCCACCGCACAGAGCAACTCCGTGCGATTATGGATTTGCTTAAAGAGTCCACTCGTTCTTCTTGGGAGAATCGTTACCGTCAACAGTATGACAAGCAGTGTAACAATGTTGTTTACGCTAAAACTGCTTCTTCTATCTTTGCTACTGGTGCTGAAGGTAAAGCAACACACTCTACTGACTCATCTGAGCTTTTAGATGTAGATGCTGCTACTACTGCTGGTGGTGATGGTGGAACAAGTGATAACGTTGTAGATGCAACTGCAAACATCTCTAACGCTCTTTTGGATAAGATTTACTTCCAACTTGTGCGTAAAGGTGCTGGAAACAATGCACATGGAGTTGAGAATGGTAGACCAGTATTTACATTGGTTTGCTCATCAGAAGCATCTTATCAGTTGATGACTGAGTCTGGATTCCGTGATGATGTACGTTACAACAATTCTAGAGTGAGTGATCTTATTGCTCCTTTAGGTGTTGAGAAGTCTTTCAGAGGTTTCTATCACTTGATTGACGACATGCTTCCACGTTTTAACGCATCTCTAACTGGCGGAAACGACAACCTTGTTGAAGTACCTGTCTACGACGTAGACCACTCAAACAAGAAAGTTGTAATGAACGCAGCTTACGATAGTGCTGCTATCGAAGTAGCTTACATCTTACACCAAGATGTAATGGAGTCCTTGATTCCTGCGCCTGTCACTAATGTAAGTGGTCTTTCATTTGATCCAGTCAGCTATAAAGGTGACTTCAAGTGGACTAACATTCCTGATATCGTGCGTAACCCAGATGGAAACATTGGTTTCTTCAGGGGTATCATGGCTTCAGCTTCCAAGCCTATTAAGACAGACTTTGGTTATGTGATTCTCTTCAAGAGAGATTCCGCTACACCTGCTGCTGTTTAACTTAATGTGGGGTTCTTAAAAGGAACCTTACATGAATACTTCACAATAACCTCGATCCTCTTGCAAAAATGGGGATCGGGGTTATTTTTTAATACATTATGGCCGAAGTAGCAGAACAACCAATGGAATCAACTGAAGAGACTAGCACAGATGCTATGCTCGATGAGCTTGTAAGTGTACTACCTGAAGAAGGAGATGATCTTTCTGTAGAAAAAATGACTGAGGATAGTGCGAAGGAAGAAGTGGATTCTGAGTCGCCAGAAGTTGCAGCTCCTAGTGATGAAGCTTTTGTAGATTTATACGAAACAATATATGGAGAATCTTTAGATGAATCTGAACAGTCTGAAGAACAAATGCAGGACTTGCAGGAGTTAGTTATGATGATGCCTGAGTTAGCTAATGCACTAGCCTCTGGAGACATCGGAGCAACTGAAGCTGCCTTGATGATATTTAGAGAAGCTTCCTCTATGTAAGGGTTATTCTTTCCCTACCAAAGTTTCAATTAAAGCCCCACTGAATAATCTTGAACCACAATGAGTAAGCTTTGCGTGGGCATCACAATATATTTTACCACCTATTTTTGTCCATAGGTTACAGAAGGCTAAGTCTTCACCTACACCTGAGTGTCCATTTTCTGAAGTACTACAATCAAAGTATGTGTAGTAGTTTGGTTCTTCTGTCACTACCCCTTCAATAAGGTGGCGTATAAAAACTTTTTTCTCAGGATAGGCTTCGTGTAGTTTTTCAAAAACTTTTCTATCTATCATCATAAAACCTGCTGGCCCTGCTTCTATCTCTATAAAACCTTGTTCATCGACGGCTATGTTGTTTGGATCTTTATAGTGAACAACAAAATTATTATTTTCTTCACCTGAATAAGTTTTAACTACATAAGGAGCTAGAACTACATCTTCATTTTTTCTTAAAAGCCTCCAAATGTTTTCGGGTTCAAATCCTATATCGGAGTCTATAAATAGAAGTTTTGTACAATCAGTCTTTAAAAATTCAAGAACACAATTATTTCTAGCGTGTGTGACTAGGGAAGATCCAGAGTGTAAGTGTAAAGATGTTTCATATTCTAGATCTTCTGGGGATGCACTAGCAACAAAGTTAATCAAACCGTGCATATAATCTATAAAGGCTTGATATCCGTATGTTGGGGTGGCAATAAATATTTTTTCCATATCTGATATTCGGTTTATATAGTGATAAGTCAATTAATTTTCACAAGTACTGTGGGGGTGGGGAGCTTGCTATTTGCTTGCTTTAGACCTATAATTAAGGATGCCAACTTCAATCTCAGGAAATGTTAGGCTGGTATATGGTAATCATGTACATAGTGAGACATATAGCACAACAGCATCTCCATATAGTAATGCAAATGAATTTAATGAGTATTCAGCAGGAGGAGCGAGAGCTTTAGTTGCTGGTAGTGCTATAGATGTAGGTACTCTCGTTGTTTCAGGATCTGATCCCCAGCATGAGGGGTTATTAATTATTAAGAACACAAATACTGTTGGTAGTCTTTCTGTCAGTGTTGATGGGGGGACTGCTTATGATATCAGTATACCAGCAGGTTTAGTGAATTTAATCTCTGTTGGTCCTGATCATCCAGTCCATGTTAAATGCCCGACGGCTACTAACAATGGTTTGGGTGTTGCTTCTGTAACAAGCGCAGGAGTTATTACTTTTGATGGGAGTGCTGGTGCTGTTGGAACTGCTATAATGACTGGTGTGTCTAATGTAAATAGTAACACTAATGATTATTTAGTTCAAATTTCTACACAGGGGACTGGAACGGTGTACGAACTGGATGGGGTTACTAAAAAGGATTTAACAAGTGATTATGGAGCTTCGTCCACAGTTAATTTAGTATATTTTACTGGGTATCGTTATACACTAACTGAAGCGTAATAAGACAAGTGCCTGTAAGTAGAAATCAACCAAGCCCTCAAAGGCAGTCAGTATTAACATTTGTATCCCCAAATGTTCAAGATTTATTATTTTATGAGACTGTAGATAAACAACGGGTTGGTAAAACACCCCCTGTTTATGGGTCAGCACACCCAAACACTACTAAATTCCCTAACCACAAACTAGTTTATGTTAAACAGTTTGATGCCGAGGGTCAGTTATACCAATACTTCTATGCTGCTTCTAGGTCTAGCCAAGATGAATATAACTTTGAATATTCTCAAGCTAGTTTAGGAAGTTCTAAGTTTAATACTGTAGTCAGGACGTATGTCATACCGAGAGCTGATTTTAAAGAAGATGATGCATCTCTGGAGGCTGGTGATGCTATGCCCACTGAACCTTCTTCAGCTAACTTTACTGGTAAAGGATATATCCTAATGTCCCGCCAACAAAAAAGATTAAGAGATCCAGAATTAGACGGATATTTTATTGTTGAGCAAAGGGTTTATTTTATTAGAGAAGACATTGAAACCTTGAGGTGGGATGAGTTATCAGGTTCTAATTTAAAAACAACAGTTAGTTATTTTGCGTTGGGAGAGACTCCTACTGGAGCTTCTTCAAATATACAGACTTTAATTTCTGATGCTGATAATTCTTATTGGGGTACTGCCATAGAATATAGAGATAGTGGGAGTAATCCTAAGAAAGCAGTCGCTTTTTATAAAGAAGGGAGGCAGGTATCTTTAGATTGGTTTGAAGTTGTAAAAACAGAAACGATTGCAGGGACAACTACTGACGGAACAATCAACTCAAATACCACTTTACTTATTGAAGAACTAGACACTTCTATCAATTTTACATTCCCACCTGTATTAGAGAGTATTTCTTCTGTGGCTTGGGAAAAACATGATGGTCAAGTTCAGCATAATCCAGAGTACCATATGAATCCAGAAGGGTATAGTGGGCCTTGTAAAGCGGTAGTTAAAAAAGAATATAAAGTTATAGAGTTTGAAGGGGCTGGTGTTGCGCCTTCAGCTAAAGCTATGCAGCCTCAATCTTTTGCATTTTCTACTCCTTATATAAATTTAAGAATACCAGCTTGTTTAATGAATGGAGGTTCAGTTGGGTTTACTACAGGAACTACTGACCCTGTTTATAAATATACAGCTTATGTTAAAAACTTACCTGTCACGGACCCACCCAATCTTCTTCAGTTAGCTGTTGATGGTCTTGAAGCTAGGGTAACCCAACAAAAAGCTAGGGGTGGTTATATAAAAGAAACTACTACTGTATTCCCTCCGTCTTTTAATTAATGCCTGAACAATTTACAGATGGTAATATTGGAGCTTTTGGATCTCCTATATCTCCTGCTGACAGGGAAGTAACTGAGGCTTCACTAAACAAAATCCCTGATGTGGGATTACAAGGGTATACCGACAGTGGGGCTTATAGTAGTAATTATCCTTCGGGAATGGTTGGGTCTACTCCACAAGACGAGATTCGTTATCGTCAGGAGCATGAGCCTTATAATTATCAACCAGACGATGATCAATTTGTTTATATAACAAAAGCTTATTTATATGAGATACATCCCTTACTAAATGCAGAGGAATCAAAACTAATAAAAAAGCACGAGCTAAGTCCTTTAAAAATAAAGTTAGATACAAAGAAAGGTTGTGTATATACACAATTCATGGTGGATCAACAAGGGAAGGTTATAGGTGAATATAATCTTTTAAAGACAGAAGAGGATGAACCTCCCGATTCAACACCATTTCAGTTATTGAATGCAGATGGTGACGATGAGCCTGATAAGTACGGTATATATAATGTTCTTATATTTAAATTCGCAGATGGAGTTATTTTAAGAAATAATTATGATTCTGATAAAGATGATCCAAGATCTGTAAGAGGTCATGGTGGTATAGAAGGGCATAGGGGGCCACTTATATGGTCCCGTGGTTACAATACTATAAACAATTTAGGTATTGGGGGTGGGATTATATATGAAGGATATAATCTTACTGAGGATAAAATAAATTTACGAACCCTACAAGGGCAAGGACAAATCAATGTATCAACGGCTGGTGATCAAATAAATATCCGAGGAAACAGTAATGATAAAACTTGGAAAGCTATTGCTGCTTCTGGGGTAACTGACTACAACAATCCTGCTGCATCAGGGACAACCGCAAATGAAAAAACATTAGCTACGTTTGCAGATGGGTTATTGACTGGAACCCCAAGCAATTTAGAAGTCGTAGAAGTTGCACAATCAACAGGTTCGGGAACTACAGTTAACACTGTAACTTCAAGCCCTAGTATAACAAGTACACCTGAAGCCTTATCAGTATCTTCAATAACTCCTCCAAGTGGTTCTGGTTTACTTTTAGATACTAAGGAATATACTCCTACAACAGTAACTACCGAAGCTTTATCACAAGTTTCTGGTAGTGTTTCTGGGGGTACAGACATTGATCTTCAATCTGTTTCCGTAACTTCTTCATCAATAACTCCTCCAACTGGTTCGGGGTTATCACTAGATACTAAGGAATACACTCCTACAGTAGTAAGTACTGAAACGCTTTCACAAGAAACTAATTCTGTTTCTGGAGGTACTGATATTTCTTTTCAGGCTGTATCTTTAGATACTCAACAGATAACTCCTCCGAGTGGCTCTAGTTTAGATTTAGAGACTAATCAATATTCTTCCGTAACATTAGGAACTGAAACAGTAGGTATAGATGCAACTGCGCTGAAGGGGGGCGATAATTTAACAACAACACCTACCCCTTTAAGTTCAACAAGTGTGCCAGTTCAAGCTACGGGGACTAAGTCATATACTTCTAGAAAATTAACTCCGCATACTCTAACGGCTACGACAGGATTAGCATCAGGAACAGATGTTAATTTACAGTCAGTTCCTTTAACACCAACTTCGATAAAAGTTCCGAGCAACTCTGGCATAACTTTAACTCGTAAAGAGTATACCCCTACAACAGTTGCGACTGAGACAACAAGTGTAACTTCTTCTTTCACAGGAGGTAATAATTTAGTTACAACCCCCACGCCCTTAGCTACAACACCATCGACTGTATTAGAATTTGATACTAAAAAGTATACTTCTAGAGAGTTAGCGCAGGAACAATTAGAAAGGCAGTCAGACACTTTAAAAAAAGGAACAGCTACTACAGAAGTTTCTTTAGAGACAGTTCCTTTAAGTACTACTTCAATAACCCCTCCAAGTGGATCTGGTATAAGTTTAGATACCAAGACATACACTTCTAGAGCATTAGGGCAAGAAACATTAACTAAAGAAGCGACTGCTTTAAAAGGAGGTACTGATTTAAATACAACTGCTATTGATTTACATACAACAGAATCTCCAATAGTTTCAGCTACAACCAAAACCTATACGGCTAGGCAGTTAGATAAAACAAGTTTAGCTCCTCAGTCGAATGCTTTACACGGAGGTAATCAATTTACTTGTAACCCTACCCCATTAAACACGGAGGAGATTTCTGCTCCAAGTTTAGCCGTCAAAACTTTTACTACTAATGAGTTAGGAACTGTTTCTTTATCAAAGCAAGCTGATGCTTTAAGGGGTGGTGCTGACTATACATGCACTCCTACGACTATGACGACTAAAGCGTTTAGTCGTGTTGAAGAATCTTTTAATGAAAATTTACAACAACAATCGGGTGCTTTAAAAGGTGGTACTGATTATACCTGTACTCCTACGGCTATGACGACTAAAGCGTTTAGTCGTGTTGAAGAATCTCTTAATGAACATTTACAACAACAATCGGGTACTTTAAAAGGTGGTGCTGATTACACATGTAATCATACAGATTTTAAAGTTAAGACGTTTAGTCGTGTTGAAGAATCTCTTAATGAAAATTTAAAGCAACAATCAGGTGCTTTAGAAGGTGGTGCTGATTACACATGCACCCCTACGTCTATGACGACTAAGTCGTTCACGACTCAAGCTGATACGTGGTATGGCGGGGAAACATTAACACTAGAATGGAAACAAGTAACCGCTTACACAGATAACTCAACTATTTGGGTACTAACTCCTACAAACACTCCTTCTGATACTTCATCATCTTTAAGTGCTATTGTTGGCGCACAACAATATACAGCAATAAAGAGGGCATCTGGCAACACTGCTGATACTTTCCATTTATACCAATCTGGGACTAGTGGAGTTACTGGTAATAATAAAGTATTAACTGTAGATAGTGTTGATACAGATGATGTAACACTTAGGAAAGACATTGGTACATATGTAGGAGTCAAAAATCTTTCCGATGCTTCTGTTTATTTATATAGTACAACAGGGGCTTCGGACACTAGAGTATATCTAAGCCCCCCTACAACTAGTCCTGTTGAGAACAATCATTATTTATATTATGCTGCTAGTGCGGTTTCTGATACTAAAGTACTAACTACAGATTCTAGTGATACTACAGTAACACTTAAAAAAGACATTTCGGATTATGTAGGAGTCAAAAATCTTTCCGCTCCTGATGTTTATTTCTATAGTACAACAGGAGCTACAGACACTAGAGTATACCTAAGTCCACCCGACAGTAATACCACTCAAAATTTATACTTTGCTAGTAGTCCAGTTACTGGTAATAATAAAGTATTAACTACAGATAGTTCTAGTACGGCTGCTGTAACACTTAGGAAAGACATTAGTACATATGTAGGAGTCAAAAATCTTTCCGATGCTTCTGTTTATTTATATAGTACAACAGGGGCTTCGGACACTAGAGTATATCTAAGTCCACCTGCTAGTGAGACTGATAGTTCTTACAATTTATACTTTGCTGCTAGTGCGGTTTCTGATTCAAAAGTACTTACTACAACTAACTCTAGTACAGATCCTGTAACACTTAGAGATGGAGCTTCCGTGTACAATGGAATTACAGGTATATCTGGTAACTCAGGAGTACTATTTTATACTGCTGCAAGTACAGGAAAACAATTTTTAGAGGCTGATAGTGGTGACAGTAATGGTGATACAACCAAGGTATATTATACTGATTCTAACGAATCTAGAAATTTTTTAAGTAACACTACTAATCCTAGTAAAACAGCATACGACGTATATACATCTGATACAGCTACTACTTCTAAATACTTAAAGACAACATCGTCTAATTTAGAAGAAACTTTGAGGACTGATATAGCACCTTATACTGGAATTACAGGGATATCTTCTGGTGTTTCATTATATGAAGCTCCTGTTCCATCAGATAATTCATCAGATACTTTCTTAGAAACTGCGGAGTCTGATGGGTCTACAAATTATGTATATTCTTCAACTGAGTCTACAACAAGAAAACTTTTAAGCTCTGAAACTGAACAAGATAATCTTTATTTATATTCATCTGCTGTTGCGGATAGCACTACAAAATTTTTAAAAGTAGGTGCGAGTGAGTCAGGAACAAAAACACTAAGAGTTGGTGCTGTTGTGCATGATGGTATTACAGGACTTTCAGGATCTTCAGTTGCTCTATATAAAGCTGATGGTACATCCCACAAATTTTTAGAAACTACAGAGACGAATGGTCAGCAGAGGCATATTTATTTTTCAGATGCTACTGACACCAGAACTTTTATAACTAGTTCTGGGTCTGCTATAAAAGTAGTAACCTCAGACAGTGATTTCTCTAGTACTAATTACGTAAAAACAAATGATAATTGGTCAGGTGAAAAAGAGTTCATGCATTCAATCGACAGCTATATCGGTGTTAAAGGACTTTCGGCTAACACGGTTTCTGTTTACAAAGTAAATTCAGATTCTTCTCATAAATTTTTAGAAACGGAAAGTAGTGAGCCAGCCGAAACTGATTATCACATTTATGCTACTACGTCGGCAGCTACTGATACTAGATTTTTAACTACATCATTATCAGATTCTTCACTTAATTTATATTTTTCTGATGCGCCTACACAATCAAAATATTTAAAGACTAGTTCTAATAACACGTCAGAAACTTTAAGGTCAGGTATGACTCCCTTCGACGCAGTTTCAGGTATTGCAGACGGCTCTATGCTATATAAAGCACCTAGCAGTGGGGACACTAAATTTTTAAAGACAGATGACTCAGATTCAACACATAATGTGTATGTTTCAGATGGCACATCAAATATGACATTCTTAACCAGTTTAGGAAATGACATAAATATTCTAACCTCTGATACTATATCAGGAGTATCAGCAGTTAATTATGTTAAATCTAATGACAGTTCATTAGCATCAGCTAAACAATTTAAACACACATTTCAAAATTACACAGGGCTTTCTTCTAATGATGATGAAAATGTTTCTGTGTATGAAGTACCTTCTACAACCACAAACAAATTTTTAGAAACAGCAGAAACCGCAGGGAGTAGTCATCGTGTTTATTCTACAGACACCTCAACAACTAGCACTCGATTTTTAAGTCCTTCAGGAACTGATACATCACTCCATTTATATTCTACAGATACTGCTGATAGTACTACAAAGTTTTTGAAAGTAGCTAATAGCGTACAAGGAGACAAAACTTTAAAATCTGGAATGTCTGTATTTAACGCTGTAACGGGTCTTACCTCTGGAGCAAAATTATATGCAGCAGGGAGTGCTACTACACATAACTTCTTAAAGTCTCCTACATCTTTAGGAGATCATCATGTTTATTTTTCTGACACGGCTAGTACTTCTAGTGACCCTATGTCATTTGTAACAAGTTCAGGAAGCTCTATCCATGTTGTAAAATCTGGAAGTAGTTTAGGAAGTACAAAATTTGTAAAAACAACTGGTACTGGTATTGATTCAGCTAAAACTTTTAAACATTCGTTTGGGTCTTACACTGGTGTTACAGGTCTTTCAGGATCAGATATACATCTATATTCTACAGCAACGGCTGATAATTCAAAGTTTGTAAAAACTACTGATACTGGAGCTAGTCATGTATATGTTTCTGACGCTAATAACCCTAGAACCTTCATAACTAGTGTAGGCAGTGCTATAAATGTTTTGACCGCTTCTAGTTTAAGTGATGGTTCTAGTGCTAAATTTGTAAAAACGACTGGTACTAACGCAAATGGTATAGATTCAGCCAAGACTTTTAAGCATACATTAGGATCTTATACTGGTATTACAGGACTTTCGGCTGCAAGTGGTGTGCGTTTGTATTCTACTGACAGTGCTGATAATGATAAATTTGTAAAAACTACTGATACTGGAGCTAGTCATGTATATGTTTCTACTGCGGATAACCAAAGAACTTTCATAACTAGTACAGGATCTTCTATCAATGTACTTACGAAAAGCGGAACTGGTGGTATTAATGTGTTTACAGCAGGAAATACAACTAGCCAAACGCTAGTTACTGCTGTAAATACTACACCTTCAACATTCCAGACGGTTTCTGACTCCGTAAAAGTATTGAAAGCCCCTTAACAGTTCATGGGTTGAATTGCGGTGTAAACGCCTTATATTTAGGTATCGTGCCAGCTAAAACTACAGAACAATTATTTGCTACTCATTCTCAATATTTAGACGTTGAGTTTGCTCATCAAGAGGATTTTCGTAATGCTTTGAATGAAGTAATGCCTCGTATTTATAAAATGGGGTATTGGAGGGATTTATTAACAGAACATACGCAAGATGCATCTAAAGGGTATATTTCTTTACCTCAAGATACAGACTCTATATTACATGGGGTATTAGATAATAATCCAATTTCAACACGTTCTTTATGGCATGATTACAAGACTTTTGGTACTAATGAGCAAGATGATACTATATTGGATTCTTTTATAGATGACGGATATGCTTCTTCATATAGGGATATAGAAACTCCATACGCATACCAGCTTGAGCTTCAAGCTGTTAAGAATTATAACGATAGTTTACCTACTGATCCTTTCACGGTTGACGTTTTATATAGTGGATCTAATACAGGAGATGGTTTTATGGACTATCGTTTAGATCAAACAAACACAGCGGATACTAGTTCTGGTATTAACATTTCTAATATAGAACAAATAATTTATAATAACATACCAGATGGATTTACTATAAGGGTCATAGCTGATCCTTTTGACGACAGTTTTGACGCTGTTACTTTAGCTGATTTACCAAGTGGATCTGGTACTGTACGTTATCGAAGGTATAGAGTAGGTAATACTAATAGTAATTCATCGGCTCATTTATTATTAAAAAGGCGATGGGTAGACGTAGATAGTGGGTCTGATATAGTACACTTACCATCTAACTCTATCTTGAAACATGCTTTATTGGGTAAGTTTGGAGAGGACAATGCAGACTTACAAAGAGCACAGTATCATTGGGCTACAGTGGCTCAACTTTTAGAAACAGACACTGACTCGTACAGAGGTGCTGCTAAACCAACTTTACGTATCTCTCCTGATGGTGTGGGAGCTGGTATGTCAGGAATGTATTAACAATTTAACAAACAAAATTATATTATGGCTGAAAATAGAACATTAAAAGGAATATACGGAGAAGCAGGTGCGGTCTTCATAAGCGACACTGCTGCTGTGGCAGGAGATTTTTGCAGGATTGATACTTTAGCAAACACTGTATTTCACGCAGACATGGCTAGTTATTGGCCTGAGTTTACTGATGATTCAGACCCTCAACTTTTTGGAAACACTAACACATTTACAGTACCTGCTGGCACTTCTATTTATGGTCAGTTCTCAGGTGTACGTTTAGATAGTGGTAAAGTGTTAGCTTATAAAACAGCTAAGTAATAATGGCCGATCCAGTACCTATAGAAATAAAACGAGGGAGGGCGACTACGTTTTTATTAACGTATATGCCAGCAGTAAATAGTGGTTCTCAAACTTCTAAAGATTTTACTTCTGGTTTTACTGCTTCTTTAGTTATCCGAAGGAAAATAGGCAACTCGTATAATGGTCCTGAAGTAGATACATTAACTACGGCTAACAATAGAATAACTTTTCCTAACCCTGTTGTAGATGGTGCTCAAACTGGACCTAACATAAAATTAATTTGGAGTTCTAATGATTCTGCTGCTTTACCTAATGAAGCTAATAGGGTTTTTGGGGACTTAAAAATATCTACAACAGGAGGTTCTGTAGAACACTCATTTAGATTAACAATAGACATAATACCTGAAATAAAATAATGTCAGATGCTACACTTACTGTAACACAGTCCTTAGACACTTTATCAATAACCACCATTGCTGGATCTTCTTTAGCTGGGGGAGGTACTATAACTGGCCCGCTCAACATAGGGGTTGATGATGCAGGGCATGACGTAAAGTTTTTCGGGGATACTGCTTCTCGCTACTTGTTATGGGATGCTAGTGATGACTCACTTAAACTTAGTGATAGTGCAAAACTAAAATTAGGTAACTCTGATGATCTTCAGATTTATCACGACGGCACTAATAGTTACATAGATAACAGCTCTACTTATCTCATATTAGAAAGTGGAGCTATAATATTAAGGAATAATGCAGGTAATGAAGATTACGCAAAGTTCATAGGAGATGGAGCGGTAGAACTTTATTTTAATAATGTAAAGAAAATTGAAACAACAAACGATGGGGCAACTGTATCAGGAAGTTTGACCGTTAATGGTGGTTTGAATGTCGATGGGACAGTTACTTCCTTTGATAGTACAACCGTCACCATTGATGACCCTGTATTCACTATAGGTGGTGACACGGCTCCTTCATCTGATGACAATAAAGATAGGGGTATTGAGTTCCATTACCATGATGGTTCTACCCCTAGAGTCGGATTCTTTGGTTATGATGATTCTGAAAGTGCCTTTACGTTTTTAACTTCGGCTACAAACAGCTCAGAAGTTTTCAGTGGTACGTTAGGTAATTTAAAAGTTAACACTGTTTACCATGCTGATGGAACTGCTGCATCTCCAAGTGTTAGATTTAATTTAGATAGCGACACAGGAATATTCCGCCCCACCGCTAACAATATAGCCATCACCGCAGGTGGCACTGAAGTTATACGGTTTGACGGAAATCTAAAAACCACAACGAAAGGTTCAGTTCGTGTAAATGGCACAACAACTGATGGCATTACCGTAGCGTCAAGCCCAACAGCTTCTTATGGTTTAAAATTATTTAATAATTCTTCGACTGATGCAGCTTCAATAATTAATCATTACAATGGTAGTTTAATATTAGGGACATCTAACACCGAAAGATTAAGAATACATGGCGACGGCAACATAACGATTGGCGGAACAGCGGGGCAAGCAATGCTCCAGCTTGAAGGTGGAGATGTTCGTGTAGACAACACAAGATCCTTCTTAACAGAAACAGCAGGTGGTGGGGTTATAGCTGCTGTCTCAATGAACTCTTCTGATAACCTTACATTTGGCGATGGCAACTTTGTCATTGATGTAACAGGTACAGCGGAAAGAATGAGGCTAGACAGTAATGGTCGTTTAATTATAACAAACTCTGCGCCAGTCGTTCAACTTATCGAAAGTGATGCAACAAGCACTTTCAACAATACGGAGATTTCCTTATCGGGGGGAGCGTTAAATCTGAACACAAGACAATCAGATGGAACATTTGTATCAACAGATTATCAAATTTCCAAAAACGCAAGCGGTGCAACTATGCATAAGTTTCTTATTGCAGGAACTGAAAAAATGCGTCTTGACTCAACAGGACTCATTACAGTTGCTGGCACAGGCGGTGGTGCATTAACAATAGGCTCACATATAGATTTAGGTGATAACCAACAAGTAAGGCTTGGTGCAAGTGATGATTTACAACTTTATCATGATGGGACTCATTCTTATATTTCTAATACTCAAAACTCTGGAAACCTAATAATTGAAAATGGGGGCAATGACCATGACATAGTTTTCCGCTGCGATGATGGCTCTGGTGGCGTAACCGAGTATTTCCGTTTAGATGGTGGTGCGACTGCGTCTGGATTTCCGCAGACAATAGTTCCAGACAACGCATCTATTCGTTTTGGTGATGGTGGTGACCTGATTATATATCACTCAGGATCTGAATCTGAAATTAGAAACCTCAATGGAGATTTACGAATTGTTAACAGAGCAGATGATAAAGATATTATTTTCCAAAGTGATGACGGAAGTGGAGGGACAAAAACTTATTTCCGTTTAGATGGTGGTGCAACTGCATCTGGATTTACACAGACAATATTTCCTGACAATTCTCTTTTGTGTTTGGGTGATGGCAGTGACCTACTTTTGTACCATAACGGTACATATTCTGAATTAAGAAATTCCACTGGAGATTTTAATATTGTCAATAGAGCAATTGACAAAGATGTTATTTTCCAATGTGACGATGGGTCGGGTGGAGAAGAAACCTACTTTTATTTAGATGGATCAGCTTCAAGTGGTAATCCAATTACTGTTTTTCCCGACAACTCTTTTTTAGCTTTTGGAACAAGTTTTGATTTTAGCATTTACCATGATTCGGCTAATACATATATCGCTAATTCAACTAATGATTTATACATCCAGAACAATGCTGATAATAAGGATATAATTTTCCGATGTGATGACGGTTCTGGTGGTGTAGCAGAATACTTCCGTTTAGATGGGGCACTCGCACATTCAGTTGTCTCTAAGCACATTAGATTTGAAGATAATGTCATCGCACGTTTTGGAAGTGGTAATGACGCATCACTATACCATACTGGCACTGATACTATATTTGAGAATACTAATGGTGATTTATACATTAAAAATCATGCAGACGATAAAGATATTATTTTCCAGAGTGATTATGGTGATGGCACTGTTGCAACTTATTTTAGATTAGATGGAAGTTTTGGAGGAGCAGGTTACCCAACAACATTATTCCCTAACAACTCATCATTAAGGTTCGGTAACAGTGGCAATTTACAGATAATCAACAACGGCACTGATTCCTATATCCAAGAAAACAATGGTGACCTTTATATAAGGCAAAGCACAGACGATAAAGATATTCATTTACAATGCGATGATGGTTCTGGTGGTGTAACTGACTATTTAAAAATCTCTGGGGCTAACAACGATATCCGTGCATATAAAAACATAAAATTATCTGACAACTCAAAAGGTATTTTTGGAGACGGAAGTGATCTACAGATCTACCACGACGGGAGTAATTCATACATTCGAGACGAAAGCGGAACAGGTGATTTAATAATCAGCACAAATGCGTTCAGATTAAAATCGGCAAATAATGGCGAGACTATGATGACTGCCTTTGAGGATGGGGCTACTAATTTGTACCATAATAATGTACAAAAGTTTGAGACAACTGCTGATGGTGTTCAAGTCACTGGTGACATTTTAGCGTACACAGACAGCGGTCAATATTTTCAATTAGATCATTCTGACAATTCAGTAAAACTTTCTGACAATGTTAAGCTGAAGATTGGTACAGGGATGGATTTCCAAATCTTCCATACAGGAACCAACACAACCATGCTTGACCAAGGCACAGGTGCTTTGGTCATTGCTTCAAATAACCTAAGAGTTTTATCCGCAAACCAGTCTGAAACTTTATTTGAAGCTACTGAAGATGGAGCCGTTGAGTTATACCACAACAACGTAAAGAAATTTGAGACAACTTCTGCTGGTGTAACGATAACTGGCGACCTAACAGTTTCAGGCAGTACGAACCAAACATTCAACGACCTTACAGTTAACGGCAACCTAACAGTAAGTGGCACAACCACAACCATAGACACGGCAAATCTGACAGTTGAGGACAAGAACATTATAATTGGAAATGTATCTAGCCCATCTGACACAACTGCTGATGGTGGTGGATTTACTTTAAAAGGTGCTAGTGATTATACGATTCAATGGACTGATGCAACTAACAGATGGCAATTCAATCAAGGTATTCAAGTAGATGACAGCAGCCGTTTTGTAGTCGGTTCTTCTGGTGATGCTTCTTTTTATCACAATGGCACACTAACTTATTTAGAAAATGCCACTGGCGATTTAACTATTAGGAATTTATCAGATGGTGACGACATAATTATTCAAACTCATGACGGATCTGGCGGTGTAGAAAATTATTTGCAGTTCGATGGCGGTGGTCGTTTGATGCAAGCATATAGAACATTTAGGGCGCTTGATGATGTAAAAATACAAGCTGGATCTGCTGGAGATTTTGATATTAAACACACTTCAGATAATTCTTACATTGAAAACCATAAAGGTCATTTATATGTAACTAACACAGCCGATGATTCTGATATAAGGTTTCGATCAGATAATGGATCTGGTGGGATAGCAGAATACTTCCGTTTAGATGGTGGTTTAGCTGATGGTACAAACTTGTACACAGTTTTCTCTGACAACTCTAGAATAAGATTTGGAAATGACCTTGATCTAGATATTCACCATGATGGATCTAACAGTTACATAAGTCAAACTGGTACTGGTAACTTAAACATTCAGCAGACTGTCGATGATGCCGATATTATATTTAAATGTGATAATGGCTCTGGAGGCACGACTCAATACTTCCGTTTAGACGGTGGTTTAGGGTACAGCGTTGCTTCTAAAGAAATTCGGTTTAATGATAATGTTCCTGTTTATTTTGGAGACGGTAATGACTTAGTTATTTTACATAGTGGAACAGAATCAACAATAACTAATTATATAGGCAACTTAACTTTTAAACAACAACAAGCTGACGGAGATATAATATTTCAGTCTGATGACGGTTCTGGTGGAGTAGAAACCTACTTTGCTTGTGAAGGAGACTTTTCATCAGGAAATCCATTTACAGTATTCCCAGATAACTCAAGATTGTCTTTGGGTAATGGTGCTGATACTTCGATGTATCACACAGGAAGTGTTACTTACTTTGAAAATAATACAGGTGATTGGTACTTCCTACAGGGAGCAGACGATAAAGACATTATCTTCCAATGTGATGATGGCTCTGGTGGATTAGCTCAATACATTGTTATAGATGGTTCGGCAGGATTAACTCAATTTGATAAGGATGTTAAATTTACAGATACTATAAAAGCTACTTTTGGTAATAGTAGTGATCTTTCAATTCAACACGATGGCAATAATAGTTACATTTCAGAGAATGGAACTGGAGATTTATTCATAGAATCAAATAATGCTAGTATATTTTTAAGAGATTCAAACAGCGGAAACACAATGCTCGCTGCCAAAGGTGGTAGCAGTGAAAAAGTTGAGCTGTACCATAGTGGTTCCAAAAAGTTCGAGACATCTTCAACAGGAGCTACGATAACTGGAAACCTCGTCATGGGAACAGGTTATACTATGTTTGCTGATGGAGGACGTGCAAGGTTTGGAGATAGTAACGATTTAGATATTTATCACGATGGTTCAAATAGTCGCATACAACAAACAGGCACAGGTGCTTTGATTATAAGCCACAATGTTGACGATGCTGATGTCAGGTTACAAGCCTCTGGTGGATCTGGTTCTGCTTCTGATTATATAATTTTAGATAGCAGTCAAACGTCTATAAGAATGAAGCGAAAAGTAAAGTGGGATGACAATCTCTACGCTACTTTTGGAGATGGGGAGGATTTCACTATACACCATAATGGTACAAATACTTTAGTCGCTAATAACACAGGAAATTTAAAGTTTACAAATTATGCAGATGACGCAGATATAAAGTTTGAATGTGATGACGGTTCTGGAGGAGTTACAGAATATTTCCGTTTAGATGGTGGGTTAGGCTATTCAGTAGCTTCTAAACAAATCACCTTTTTAGATAGTATATCCGCAGCTTTCGGGTCAGATAACGACTTAGGAATTGACCACAACGGAACTGACGGTAGGATTTTTAATTACACAGGTGATCTTTATATAAGCAATTTTGCTAACGATAAAGATATTATCTTCCAATCTGATGATGGTAGTGGAGGATCAGCACCCTATATAACAATAGACGGAAGTGCTTTATATACTAAGATTCACAAAAACTTATTACACTTAGATAGCATTTCAAGTTATTACGGACACGATGCTGATGCGTATGTTCGCCACACTGGCACAAACTTTGAACTTTATAATACAACAGGCGACACAATAATAAGAAATTCGGCTGATGATAAAGATATTATTTTTCAGTCTGATGACGGGTCAGGCGGAGTTACTACGTACTTCTACTTAGATGGAAGTTACGGAGGAACAGTCTTTAATAGAACAGCAACATGGACAGATAACGACCGTGTTGAATTAGGTACTGGAAGTGATTTACGTTTATATCACAATGGATCACAAAGTTATATTGAAAACACCACAGGTGATCTTTATATTCAAAATAGTGCTGATGATAAACGTATAAGATTTGTTTGTGATGATGGAGCAGGAGGTACTACTGCATATTTCGATATGCAGGGATCGTTGGCGACTCACGATGGGAGTGCGTATACTAATTTAATAACTCTTTGGTATGACAATTCTAGAATTGGTTTTGGTAATGGCGTTGATATGCAGATTCACCACAATGGAACAAACTCTTTCATCTACAACCAAGGAGGAGATCTTTATATCCAGCAAGCTACTAATGACAAAGACCTCATTTTCCAATGTGACGACGGTAGTGGTGGTTTAGAAACCTACTTCTTTTTAGACGGATCGTTATCAGGTGGAGATCCTTACACAGTATTTCCAGATGATTCATATTTAGCCTTCGGCCCTGACGCAGACATGACTCTGCACCACGATGGAACGGACTCAAAGATTCGTAACCAGACTGGCGATCTTTATATTACGCAGAATGCTAATGCCAAAGACATAATATTCCAGTCAGATGACGGGGCAGGTGGTGTAGCGACCTATTTCTATCTCGATGGATCGTATACTGCAACGGGAATAGAGGCTCAAGATAATACCCCAAGCACAGTATTCCCAGACCATGCATTGCTGGCTCTAGGAACTCACCGTGACCTGAAGCTATGGCATAACAATGTTCGAGGACGTATTGCGTACACAGGGCCAAATGAGCTTCAGATTTCTGCGGGAAGTACTTTAGCATTAGGATTCAATGATTCTGACGGTGTATATGGGGAAACTTCGATTGTCTGCTATAAAGATGGTAAGGTTCAAATTAGGCACAACAACTCGACAAAATTCGAGACATTAACGGATGGTATCAAATCAACAGGAGTGGTGGCTATGGCTGAAACTACTACACCAACTGCAACGGCTGACGTTGGTAAAATTTACACTAAGTCGGACAACAAGCTGTACTTCCAAGATGGTGCGGGAACGGAACACGAGATTGCCTTCGTTTAAATATTTTTATTTAAATAAAATACTTGAACAGTCCTTAAATATGCCTATTCTAAACGTATTATGGAAGAAAAAGTTACATTAGAAATTCCCAAAGGATTTATTCAAATAATCTACCAAGCACTCGATATTACGACTAAACAAGTCGGGTTGAATGGTGCAGAAGCTCTTGTTGTTGTAGCTAAAGAAATTGCTAAACAAACTGGAGAAGAACCTCCAAAGCCTGAAGAGGCTAAAGAAGAAGAAAAGTCAGAGTAATGCCTGACTTAGATCTATCCGAAGAGGACTTCAAGTCGCACTGGATGTATAATCCAGTGCCTCAACAAAGTACCGATGCTGATGGGAATGCTACTGAGCATACTGACAAAAGAGTTTGCCATGACTATGGGGACTACTTAAAGCTTCGGGAAAAAGGCTGGTGGACGATTAGTGACGTGAATGACAGTCACACTGTACCCACCGAAAAAGAGGGACTCACTAAGTTTCAAGAGACTATGAAGGTAGAAGATTCTACCGAGGATATAGTTTTGCCCGATTAATAGGGTTTGTTGATTGAGTTTGTATTTGTGGTATATTGCTCACTTTATGAGCAATAGCGAAATAGTAGCTAAAGGGGTTACAGGAGTGACTGGCTCTTTAATAGCAGTCACGATTCCGTATGCGGAAGTCATTCAATGGGGCATCCAAGTTGTTGGAGGTCTCTTAGGTATTACTGTAGCTATAATCACTTTATACAATTTAATTAAGAAAAAGAAATGAACAAACAAGCAATATTAGGTATTATCCGTCATATCCTTACTTTCGGTGGGGGGTTTATGACTCAAAATGGTTTAGCTTCTGGTGAGGAAGTAACCACTGGTGTATCAGCAGCAGTTACTCTTGTAGGTGTTATTTGGTCTATACTGTCTAAAAAGAAGTGAGGCATTTTTTCCGCATAATTGTATTAGCGTTAGAAGCTTATGTGAACTACACTAAAGGCAAACAACGCAGATACCTTTATGACTTGGAAGATAAAATTGATAAGCTTGCTGCTGATGGTAGCCCTGCTGCCAAGCTGCAACTTGAGCGACTTAGCGGGCGACTCCAGATTGAACGAAAGCGCAATATATGATCCGCCTACAATCAGCCTTATAAAAGGCTACGATTATCCCTTTGTAGAGGGTAATCTCATGGGCAGGGGTCAAAAGTTCCACAGTGATTTTTCGTACAGACGTGCTATAATAATAGGTAATGATAGCAATCTGCGTGGGACACAGCCGACCAAATGACTCAGGTGCAGCATCTGTAACTGGAGTCACTGAATGGGATTACAATTCGGAGCTTGCCGAGATGATTGGCAAGGAATTAAAACAACCGTATAAGATTTATCACACCTATAAAGGTGGAAGTTATGTCACTGCTATGCGGTGGTTAGCTAGGAAGCTAGATGAAGACCGTGTAGATACAGCCGTTGAATTACACTTCAATGCAGCAACACCCAAAGCAACAGGACATGAATGGTTACACTGGCATACCTCTGAAAAAGGCAGATTACTTGCCCGTACATTAAGGGATTCTTTTGAAGATTCTTTCCCGTTGTTTAGGAGCAGGGGAATTAAACCACGTAAAAAAGGAAGTAGAGGAGCTTACTTTCTACGGGCTACCTCAATGCCCGCCTGTATCGCAGAACCATTTTTTGGGACTAATAAAGAAGATTGGGATTTAGCTGTAAATAGTAAACAAGGAATGGCCTCGGCTATAGCAGGGGGGATCACACTATATTCGGAGCTTGTGGAAAGGTGGTAATGTGGAACTTCCAAAGACAGTTTCTATTGCTGGCAGACGAGTAAAGCTTGCTTTAGTTCCCTTTAATGGTGATAGCCCTGATTACGGATTATATCTACACGACAAGAAAACTATTGAGATAAATAATACTCTCAAAGGCAAAGCCCTCATACACACCATAAGGCATGAGATGATGGAGGCTAGTTTATTACTAAGTGGTGTAGGGTGGTTAGAGAACTATGATCAAGAGGCGATTGTCCGTTGCATGGAGGAGATATTCTTCCCTGCATGGGAAGCATTCCTCAAACGAATAAACCAAGATTGATTTGGCTAGAAATAAAAAACGATTTAAGGTCGAGGACAACTTTGTTGTTTACCGACCCACGAGCGAGGACTTAGTTATTGCTCACAAACGCTCTTGTAAATTAGGAGTGCTACCTAACTCATTTACTCAGGGTTTAGGGCGTATGGCAGGATACTTAGGAGAGATAGCAGTACAAAACTATTTGAAGAGGAGTAAGTATGTAGGTGACTCCGTGTACACACATGATATTGAGTACAAAAAAAGGAAGATAGAAGTTAAATCAAAGTCTTGTGCTACCCCTCCAAAACCTCATTACTCTGCGTCTGTTAATTGCAAGAAGCAGTTCATGCCAGACAACGACGTTTATTTTTTCACCAGAGTACGTAAGGATTTCATGGTTGTTTGGATTGTAGGTTGGTTACCTACTACAAAACTATTGAAGGAAGCTGAGTATAAACAAAGAGGAGATAAAGATACTGATGGCTTCGTGTATAAAACCTCTGGTCTACATATTGATATAGGTGATCTAAACTCACCTACGTTATTTCAATAAGTTTCTTCAGGTGTAGATATAAAGATAGGATACCCTTCACCTCTTGCTCCTGCTACATTAACCCAAAAATATTCTTCGGCTTCATCTGGTTTCATTTCTTCAGATAATATTTGTATACATCTTTCTATAGAATATACAGCTCTTGTAGGATCTTCATCTAAAGCGACTCCAATAAAAGCACCGTCAAACCCATCTGGGACTATAACCTCTTCACTTGGGACTACTGTTTCACAGAATTCGTTTATCTCATCTCTAGTCATCAAGATCACTTATATCCCATTTTGTATCTAAATCAATGGAATAAATTTTGTTGTGTTTCTTGTACTGAGAAGTGACTGGTCTGATAGTAGAATCAGCTTTGCAAGCTTCTTCTAGCGACTGCATACTGCGACGCATAAACTCTGTATTCACAGTTAAGTTATTTAATGGTTTACCACCATTCAATTCTGTTACAAGGGACATGAAGTCTGTAGCAGATCCTCTCCATACAGTTCTTGTAGAATCGTATTCTCTAAATTTACGCACAAAAAATTCTACTGTTTCTATTAAAATAGATCTTGTTGAATTAGCAAAAGCAACTTCTTCTATCTCAGGATCAATGAAAGATTTAATACCAAATCTTGAGTCACCCTTTATGTGTTTAGGGACTTTAAATTCGTGTAGTAACCATTGAGCAAAGTATGGAAGCTCTTCAGCTATCTTTGATTCTATGATAGTATTACTGGCTTCTTCGACTCCTAATAGTTTAGCAAAGTTACTTTCTGCCTTATCGGAAATACGTAAGGCTAGTATTTTATCTCTGTTACTAGAGTCCAAAGCAGGTATAACTGATAAACTGGTAGGGTCCATGTTTAAAGACATGATTACCCGACCTGCCCAACTAATAGTTATAGTGTCTTCAAACTTTGCTTGGTACTCAATTCTTGGGTTAGCAGTTGCTTTTTTAATTAGCTCAGTGGCTCTACGTTGTTCTGCAAAAGAAGCAGCCGAAGTTGTATCATCAATAACCCAAGCAGCTACCCTACCTAATTCTTTGTTAAACTTACTATCACCACTAAGGTAATCTGAAGCATCAGCAAACCCACCAAGTAAGCCACCAATCAATTTGTTAGATAACAGAGACTTACCTTTGTTTGTTGGTCCTACCAATATAAGTGCGTGTCCTTGTTTAGACTCTTTTTCGTAGACAGCGGAATAGATTCTTTGTAACCACCCATAAAAATAATCGAGAGATTCTTTGTCTTTAAAGAATTGAGTTAGCCATGTATCTATAAACTTCCATTTATTTTTGTCAGCGTCCCCCGCAGGTTGTACTGCTTTAAGTGTACTGGTATTTAAAATCTTATTTGGCCCTGACTCTACTATCCTTCTTTCATCAAATATGATGGGGGCTACTTCATCTATTCTACTATTTTGTTGAATTATTAAGATAGCGTTTTCTACTTCGGTTAGTGGTTGCCCGTTCCTTGTTGTCCTAAAACCTGCTTGCCTCAGTTCTAGTTTAAGTTGATCTTTATCTAAGGTACATGCTTTTCCGTTGATGAAAGTGTAGAAAGCTTTACCTGTAAACCAATATTTATCTACTAGATGGTCTAGTTTTGCATTCTCATATTCATCTACAAAGGTCTGCCCAAATATTTCTTTCCAAGTTAAGAAACCTTTACCTGCCCTATCTGAGTAACAGACCATCCCATCTAGAGTCACCTGACAACCATCTCTTTCTATACCATCATCTATCCAGAACAATGGTCCTCTATCCCCTACATTAAAGCCTGAAGTCCATCTACCTTTGTATTTCTCGTTCTCACGTACTTCTTTTTCAATAACCTCTAGTGGGATACTTAAAGCAGTCGGAGCTTGTGGTGGGTGTTTGATACTAGTTTTTATTAATAGCTTTTTATAAAAGTCTTTCTTTAGTCTTTTTCCAGTAACGTGAATAATCTCACCTAGAAACCAATACTTAGCTGCATCCAAACAAGACTCATCGAAACCTGCAAACATACGCCTTACTCTTAACTTGTCTGCTAGTGCTTTGACAAAAGCGTTAAACATTCTGTAGTCTATCAGCAGCTTTCCTTCAAACTCCCATATAAGTCTGATACCACCAGAAGGAGTTCTAGTTATAACAGTTGGTGGGAAGGGTCCACATTTAGAAAGTACTTCTTCTACTACCTTATCCCAATCAGGGTCAATGTTATCATACTCAACAACGAAGCCATACATTGCTTCTACTTTGTTACCACCCCTTTTAGATATTCTTGTAGAGGCTATTGTTCCTTCATTCAGAGAATAAAATACGTAATCTGTATCTGGATGGTTCATCCATGCCCTACGCTTTTCTTTATCTGTAAACTTCTTCGGAGTTTTATTAAATGTTGTAAGTGTTTCGCAAGTGTTAGTGTGGTGGTCTGATAGGTTTTTTAAGTATCTATAATGGTGCATGTTATTTTTCGTATTTATCCAGAACTTTACCTTCGGCATCTAGGGGGATATCGGGTAACCACTCTGGTGGGGTTCTCATTTCTTCTATGACAAGATCCAAAGTTTCCTCTGCATCTTTCTCATCCACTTCTATGACAACTTCGTCATGTACGTGGAAAATAATTTCCATCCCTCTATTTTCGAGGCGGGTGAGTATATCAGAAAATATGTCCCTTGCAAGTGCTTGAGATGCATTTTCTGTTAAAAGTCCTCCGTATAGTTTTACAGGAATCTTTTTAGCTCCTTTAGCAATCAAAGCTATGTAGTTCCTCCTACCAAATTGCATGGCAGTTTGTATCTTACCGTAGTCCAAACTACGTCCAGATGGTAGTTCAATGCTAAAATCATCTCCTAATGAATATGCTACATGCAACTTTCTTTGTAGTTTGTTCCAAAGAGCCACAACTCGTTTCATTTTTGTTCTATATAGCTTTACAGCCTTGACAGCTTCGTCTTCATCCATACCCGATATCAAAGCAAACTTACCTGCTGATACAGAGTAACCACAACCAAGGACCATAGTTTTAACTAGGTGTCTTAGTGAAGGGTCTTCATCTTTTAACACCCCTTTTGATTTGTCCCATTTATCAAACCTGATAGCAAAGGCTTCGTAGATATCGTCACTTGCTTTTATTTCATCTAAGGAGTCTTGATCTTCCGCTAACCAACATAAAGTTCTAACTTCAATTTGTGATAAGTCTACGACGACTAACTTCCTACCCTTCTTTGGAGATATCAAACTACGTAAGTTGACCCCAAACATTTCTCCTCTAGGTAGGTTCTGTAAATTTAAGTTACCACCACTACCACTAAATCTACCTGTATGCGCTCCATGATATAAGATACCTCCGTAGTATCGTTTATCACCCATCGTGGCGTATTCAAAAGCTTCTAACTTTCTTTTAAGTGAGTTGATCCTTCTGTAATCACGTACCGCAGAAATCCATTTATACTTGCCCTCATTTTCTTTTATCCACTTATTAGCATCTTCATCTGTAAGAGCTAAACTTGCAGGAGGTTCTAGACCTTCTTTTTTACACTCATCGTTAAATGCTTGCCTAGATAGTATGGGTCTATCATCAATCCAAGGAATAGAGTTCTCTGCTTCAAAAAGTCTTTCATTGATCGTTACTAAAGATTTTTTAAGTAGGTTAGTATTAATTGGAATACCTCTTTGCACACACCTTCTATTCATCAAACTAATATCCCGCTCCATTTGAGGCCAATCACTTTCTAAGTCTTGCCATAGCTTTAAACAAAGTTCTGAGTCCTTGAGAGCGTACTCATCAACTTCATCTTGGAACTCTTTAGTCATGTCCTCCCATCGTTTACCTGACATGTTATCCCTTGTAGATTTATCGACTTCTAAATTGTACAGGGTGGTGGTAGCCCCCTTCAAAGATCTAGGTAACCCAGAATATGCTGCTAAGTCTGCGGTACACACCCATTCAGCATACTCATATTTTTTCCACCACCCTTTATCAACTCCATACAAATAAAGTGTTTCATCAAATTGTGCGTTGTGTGATAGGACTCTGTTATTTTCTATAACACTCCAATCAAATTCTTCTTTGGGACAACCAACGAAATTTGTCCCTTCATCCCCTACAGCACTAACTCTGTAGGCATCGAAGTCGGTATGGCTGAAGTAGCCTAGTAGTCCAAGGAATTTTACCGAACAATCTTTGTCGTAGTAACTTTCAAAATCAATAGCGATTGTATTCATAATTTGCGATGAGTTGCCCACCTACGTGAAAACCTATGACACGTAGGTGGACTCCCCCATTTCGTGTTGCGGAACTCCTACCGCTTACGAGATTTATATTAGTTCAGGCTGAGATGCCTTTAGCTCCTTTAAGGTTTTGATCTGAGCTTCAAAAGCCTCGGATGTTGCCAACATCTTTGCATCAGATAATTCAAGTTCTTCTATTTTAGAAAAAATTTCTTTTCTGATTTTGCTTATTTGTTCAAGCTCACCTTCAAGGTGACTTAGTTTTTCGTCTATAGTAATATCTCCCATAATTATGCAGGTATAATTCTAGATACGAAATCAACAACTTGTGGATCGGTATCAACCTTAGTTACAGTCATTTGTGGTATATACCAACTGACTCTGTTAGCTGTAGCTTGATCAGCCTGAAACTTCCAGTGTTTTGCACACAGTGGAGCATCTGGATTCATCGCTTGAAATAGTCCAAGTCTCTTGAACGTATTTCGGTATGCTGCTTTACGTACATGGATTTTACCCATCGCATAAGAGGTTTCTCCTATGGGGAAAGGGAATGCGTCGGCAGCGTCCTCTCCGATATCCTCTGGTTCAGGGATAAGAAGTGTAACATCAGCAAACTCAATCGTACCGAAGTCCGAATCCTCTGCTATTGCTTGTTTCTCATCTGCGGTGTAAGCAACTCTCGCTACTTCGTTTGAACCAAAAGGTACGTTTTCTGCCCACCCTTTTATTGCTGTGATTGGGATAACTGAAAGCGATCCTCCTGTTGGCATAATAGTGTGGGTTCTATTGATAACGAGCGCACCCTCGTCACCATCGATTTCCGAAGATCCTTGTATAACATTGAGTCTTGGAATCTCGATATCTTCTGCTGATATCGCAAGCCTTGGAGCAGCTACTGGAGCTGCGAGTTCTTCTTTTTTAGCTTCTACTAATTTAGTCTTGGGCATGGTCTTAGTTTTGGTTTTGGTCTTAGTTTTATTTTAGTTTTAAGAAAGGGTAAACCTTTCCTCTGACGTTTCTATAATGCCATTGTTTTCAACAGCGTCAAGAAAAGATCTTGATTTTTCTCCTTTTTCTCCTTTAGGAGCATTATCCCCTACAGCATTAGCTACTTTTTTAAGGGGAATACTAATCAAATTAAGTAAATCTTCTTGCTCTAAATCGTACTCTTTTGCTATTTCGACGAGCTTTATGTTGTCAGTACACTTACGAGTTGCTCCCATAGATCTAAGTTTCAAGTTCTGAAACTCCATTCCATCTTTAGCTAGTGCAACAGCTTTTTCTTTTACCCTCTTTGCCCAATTCTCTACAACTTTAGCTACGATATAAAGATGCTCTACTGTGTTAGGGTCTGTAGGATCTTCTATATTTTCTTTAGGTAAATTATCTCCTGATA